AGGAAATAGTAAATAAGATTATGAAAAAAGATAAAGTATATAATATTATTTTAGGAACTACTGTATCTCGAGTAGTATATGGAATAATAGTACTTATATTATTAATAATGGCATATAGAATTGGATTATATATGTATAAATATGAAGGAATTGTAGTAGGAGGACAAAGTATTGAAAAAGGAATGGCAATATCACAATATGCAGGACCATTTTTTAAGAAATTTACAACAGTAACAAGAGATAAATTTATGTTTAAAGGTGATCCTAAATCTAGAAGTCCAGGTACATCACAAGCAGATTTGGATAATTATGATTCATTTATAAAAGAATTAAAATCTCCTGCTTACAAAGGTTTAGCAAAAACATTTTGTAATAAAGTAAAACCATTTGATCCATGTAATTGTGAAGGTGCAACAGATAATCCAGAAGAAAGAAATGGTGGAATTAAACGAACTGGTGATGATGCAAATGTAGATTATTTTAAAATAAATGGTTGTACACCAGTAACACCAGAAGCACAAAAAGTTATGGATCAAAAAAAGGCAGCTACAAAACATTTTTTTGGTATTATACCAAAATGTTGTTGTTTAGATGACCATCCAGCAGATTTACCAGCTGGATGTAAATCTGTAACAAAACAAATAAAAAATAGTGAAGGTAAGCCAATAGACATAGACGATAAAAAAGGTGAATGTGCTGGTGTTGACTGTAATCGAGATAAACAATTAACTAATACACAATTAAATTTAACTCGAGATGGTTTAAGAGATGTTAATTATAAAGAAGGTACAAAAAAAATAACAATTACATCAACACCAACACCTATTACTGAAAATATTCCTTCATCTGTACAAGGAACTAAAAAAGATACTTTTACTTCAAATATAACTCCTACTGAAGAAAAAAAAGATTTAAATATTTTATCTAAATTAGGTAAAGTATTAGTATATTACATCAGTTAATATTAAATAATAATAATTATTATTATTTAATATTTAATATTCAATATTATTTTTTTTATATATTATATTGTAACCAAAATCATTTGTTATATCATCATGTAATAATTTACTTGAATTAATTTTTGTATCACTATTCCATATTTTAATAATTGTAGTATTTGAATTACGTAAATTTATTGATAATCCAGTTATTACTTTATTTTCATCATGTCTTACATCTTTAAACATATTTTCACTTACTAGTTTAATTGCTAATTTTAACCAAATATTAAAATTACGATGTGTTTCTGTTAATTTAATTGACCAACAACCTCCATTTCTATTCTTAGGATCTTCCCAAATTGGATCTATGCCATCTCTCATTAAGAAAAAATTTTGATTATTAATACCTCCGATATATTCAATATTATTATGTAAATCCCAAAAATCATTAATTGTATTCATTGTAAATATCTTACGATATCCTGATGTTTTCCAATTGTCTAATTCATGATGATACCATAAATGCCATGGTGTGTTTAATTTATATTGTGTAGATGGAAGAATATTATCTGTCATTTCTCTATTATAAAATATAATCAAAGTCTTTTTATATTCTTTTAGTTTTAACTTAAATAAATAAATATAAAAATTGAAAAGAACAATATTTAATTTAATTTAAAGTTGTAAATAAAACTATAAATATAATATGACAGAAAAATTTGATGAATTTATTAATATAGATCGCATTGAATTTACTATATATGGAAATGATGAAATTAAACGAGCATCTGCTGTTAGTAATGATACTTATGGTATTAATATTGCAGAAACATATGATTTAACAGAACCAAAAAGAGGAGGTTTAGTTGATACAAGATTAGGTACAACAGATAGTCAAATGTTATGCGCTACATGTGGATTAGAATATAAAAATTGTCAAGGTCATTTTGGTCATACAGAATTAGCAGAACCGGTTTATCATATTGGATTTATAAATATTGTTAAAAATATATTAGGATGTATTTGTATTCGATGTTCGAAAATACTAATTAATAAAACATTAGATGAAATTAATCAAGTTATTCGAAATAAATATGGAAAAGTTCGATTTGCTGAAATTAGAAAATTAACTTCTGGTATTAAATATTGTCAAAGACAAGATTATTCATGTGGGTCTCCAGTACCAATCATAACAAAAAAAATATCACAAAATGGAATTCAGTTACAAGCAGAAACTGAATTATCAGGAGTATCTGAAGAAGATGGTGGTGGTGAAACAGGTAAAAAAAGAGTAATTGAATTATTAAAACCAAAAATAGTTTATAATATTTTAAAAAATGTATCTGATTTAGATTATCAAATTATGGGTTTTGATACTACGAAAGGAAGACCAGAAGATATGATTATTATAAATTTTCCTATACCGCCAATAGCAATAAGACCACCTGCAAAAAAAGATTTTTTGTCTACTTCTCAGTTTGAAGATACATTAACACATAAATTAGCAGATATTGTAAAGAGTAATATTAAAGTACGAAAATTATTGGATAAAGAATCTGCATCTGGTGAAGATATTAAATATAGTGATGATTATATTCGTAATTTACAATATCATGTTGCAACATATTTTGATAATGAAAATATTGCATTACCTCCATCACAGCAAAAAACTGGTTCTCGTCCAATTAAATCAATTTCTGATAGAATTTCAGGTAAAACAGGTCGTATTCGTCAAAATTTAAATGGTAAACGTGTTGAGGGATCTGGACGTGCTGTTATTACATCAGATCCTACAATTGGTATTGATGAAGTAGGTATACCTATAAAAATTGCAATGAGTATTCCATTTCCTGAAATAGTTACACCTGAAAATTATGATAAATTATCAGAACTTGTACGTAATGGTAGAAATAAATATCCTGGTGCAAATAAAATTGTACGAAGAAATGGAATATCATATGATATTAGATATAGAACAAAACCAACTAAATTACAATTTGGTGATATTGTAGAAAGACATTTAATTGATGGTGATTATGTATTATTTAATCGTCAACCAAGTTTGCATAAATTAAGTATGATGGGTCATAGAGTAAAAGTAACATTAAATGAAAATATTTCTACATTTCGAATGAATCCAAGTGCATGCAAACCGTATAATGCAGATTTTGATGGTGATGAAATGAATATTTTTGTTCCACAAACTATTCAATCAGTAGTTGAATTATCAATGCTTGCAAATGTTACAAATTGTATTATTTCACCAAGAAATACAGAACCAATTATTGAATTGCGTCAAGATGGTGTATTAGGTTCATATCTATTTACAGAAACAAATCAAAAAATTACATGGAATAGAGTAATGAAAACATTAATGAATACACAAAATATTGATATTACAAATGTTCCTAAAAAAGAAAGTAGCACATATGAATTAATGAGTTATTTGATTCCTAAAATTAATCTTAATATGTCAAAAATTATTGTAAACAATGGTCAATATATATCAGGTAATATTAATCAAGGTGCATTAAATGCTGCTAATGGATTTTCAGGCACGATTTATGATCAATATGGTGGAGAAAAAACAAGAGATTTTATTGATAACTTACAAAAAGTAATATTATCCTGGTTACATTTAAAAGGTTTTACAATTGGTATTAAAGATTGTGTAACAAAGCCTGAAGTATTAAATACTATTAGAGATAAAACAAATAAATTAATGATAGAAGTAAAACATTTAATTACAGAACAGGAAAATCATCCTGGATTATTAGATGAAGATATATTTGAAGATAATTTGGCTACTATGTTATCTGCACATGCAGCAAATATGGGAAAAATAGTTATGGATTCTACAAAATCAGATAATAATTTTTATGTAATGGTTACATCAGGAGCAAAAGGTAAAGCTGAAACATTAGGTCAAGTATCAAGTATATTTGGTCAAATTAACATGAACAATAAAAGAATTTCAAAAAAAGTAAATAATAGAACATTACCGCATTTCCATCAGTTTGATGATACACCTTATGCTCGTGGTTTTACATTTAGTTCATTTTTAAGTGGATTAAAACCCGTTGAATTTTTCTTTCTTCAGATGGTTGGTCGTGATGGATTAATTGATACAGCCATCAAATCAGTTACAGGTGATACACCGATTGTAATTAATGAAGATAAAATTAATAAATATATAAATATAGGTGATTGGATTGATCAAGAATTAGCGAATAATAAAGAAAGAGTACAACATTTTGAGGAACGTGAAATGGAATATTTAGAATTAATAAAACCAATTTATATTCCAACTACAGATGCAAATGGTATTGTAACTTGGGGAAAAATTCACGCAATTACTCGTCATGATCCTGGAAAACAATTGTATGAAATTAAAACAATGACTGGTAAAAAAGTTATTGTGACTGAATCAAAATCATTATTAATATATAATAAAAATACAAAATTATTTGAACATACATCAACACCTGATGTAAAAATAGGAGATTTTGTTCCTGTTACATTAAATTTAATGCATTCAGAATGCAATCAAGATATATTTGAAGATTCAATAAATACAGAAATTTCAAAAAAAGATATTGTAAATATGAAAAAGTCATTTGAAGGTATAAAACCAGAAGAATATATTAATCTTGCATCACAAAATGACGTTGTATTAGATGAAATCATTGAAATTAATCTAATTGATGTTGCAAAATATCCAAAAGTATATGACTTAACAATTCCTAGTACATTAAACTTTGGATTAGCAAATGGATTACACGTTGTTGACACTGCAGACACTGGATATATCCAACGTAAATTAATTAAAGGCATGGAAGATGTTATGATCAATTACGACGGATTAGTACGAAGTGCTAATAATCAAATTGTACAATATTTCTATGGTGGATCAAATTTAGATCAAATAAAACAAAAACCAGTAAGATTGCATATTGTTAATATGAATAATACTGATATAGAAAATACATTTGTTTGTAACAATGATGAATTAAAAACAATTACAAAAAAAGATGAATTATCAAAAATTCAAAAATTAAATAAAGAATATTATGAAAAATTATTACAATTTAGAGATGAATTACGATTGACTAGTATTAAAGCTACTGGTGATTATATCGTATTTACTGACAAATATATGTTACCAGTAAATTTATTCCGCATTATTAACAGTAATATTAGTAAAAATTCTAAATCAGATATATCATATTTAGATGTAATAAAAACAATAGAAGAAATTATTTCATCAGAAAATACAAAATTATTTTGTATGACAAATGATGAAAGAGTTACAGATAGTTATCGTAGAAAAATAGAATCTACAAATAAGTATTTATTCATTGTGTCTATTTATGAATATCTTGCACCTAAAAAATGTATTTTTGAATATAAATTTACCAAACAAATATTAGAAAATGTTAAGAATGAAATTATTAGTAGTTTTAATAAAGCCGTTATTGATCCTGGTGAAATGGTTGGTATTATTGGTGCACAAAGTATGGGAGAACGTACTACACAATTGAATTTGAATACGAAACACTCGGCTGGTTCAATTAAAAAAGGTACACAAGGTGTAGCACGTATGAACGAAATTTTACGTTGTACTAAAAATATTAAGACACCTATATTAACAATATATTTAGATGAAAAATATAGATATGATAAAGAAAGTGCATATAAAATTGCATCGTATATTAGTTATTTAACTTTGCAAGATATTGTAACAAAGAGCGATATTGCATATGATCCTGATATCAAAAATGGTTATTTAAAAACAGATAAAATTGATCCAAATACAGCATTACAGATATATGATATTAAAATGGATCTAAAAAAATTACCATGGATGTTTAGATTCTATATAAATAAAGAAATGTTATATGCAAAGAAATTAAAATTAATGGATATTAAATTACAATTTGTAAAGTTTTGGCGAGATAAATTAAACAATAGTAAAAATATATCAAAAACAGAAAAAGAATTTGTTAATCGTGTTGTAAATTGTATAATATTATCGAATAATGAAAATGATCTTGTTCCAATTATTCATATTCGAATTGAATTAAATAATTATGATTTAAGTAAAATTATTGAATTACAAAATTATATATTATCATCATTTAATCTGAAAGGATTAGAGGGTATTACAAACATTGATGTAATATTACAATCTCAAATTGAAATTGATGATACTGGTTCAATTAAAAATAAAGAACAATATATATTACAAACAGATGGTATTAATATGTTAGGAATAAGAGGAATTCATGGTATTGATCACGTTCGAACAGTTACAAATGATATGTATTCTATTTATGCAAATTTTGGTATTGAAGCGGTACGTAATTATTTAATTAATGAAATTGGACAATTAATTACAAATGTAAACTATCATCATATTGCATTATTATTAGATGTTATGACACACAGTGGTTCGTTAATATCAATTGATCGACATGGTATTAATAGACAAGATACAGATCCATTATCAAGAGCGTCATTTGAAAAAACAATGGAGCAATTTTTAAATGCAGCCGCATTTAATGAAACAGATAAATTAAAAAGTGTATCATCGAGAATTATAATAGGAAGAATGATTAATGGAGGTACAGGATATTGTCAATTAATGATGGATAATGATATATTAGAAAATACAGAAATAAATATATCAAGTATTGCACAAGGATTAAATCAAACAGATAGCGTATTAAAATTAGATGAAAATATAGTTATTGATGATTTAATTAATAAATATAGTAATATTTTTATTGTATAATAAAAATTGATAATTTATTTATTTAATTTATTACATTATAAATTAAATAAAATGAATGAAATTGAAATAGATGAAAATAATGATATACATGAAATAAATGATATTGATGAAATAGATGAAATATATGATATTAATCAAATTAATGATATTATTAATAGTAGTGATAATGAAATATATAACAGTAAGTGTCGATATGAAAATATTATTAATATTTTAGGATTAAATCTTAATATTGATTATCCAATAAATGTATTAATAGATGGTGTTATTCAATTACATACAACAGTATTAGGAGAAAAA